TTACCTGATGTATAGACTTTCGCCCGGATAGATCAGGCTGTAGATTGATTTGCCATTGTTAGCGGCTAACGTATACATGCTGATGCCATACTTGTAAGCAATACTCCAGAAGCTGTCACCTGATTGCACAGTGTAGTACGTGTGGCTTGCTACGGACACTGAGGAGCCGCCAGAGACACGTAAGACATCACCGGGGTGAATGACACTGTTAATCGTCTTACCGTTGTTAGAAGCCAATGTATATATGCTCATGCCGTACTTGTAAGCAATTGACCACCAACTATCACCAGACTGAACCGTGTATGACGAGCCAGAGCTTACTGATGGCACACTGGTCGTTGTCAGCAATTCAACATTGCTTCGGTTGATCCAGCTCATGATGCCACCAAGCAATACGTTAGATCCAGATACTTGTTGCACAGTGTACGTCTTGCCCTGAACCCAGCTAGGCATTGCAACACCATTAGCCCAACGGGTTGTGCCGAAGTTAACCTTAACACTATCACCTACTTTGATCTGGCTAAGTGTGGTGTTGTTGGCTTGCTGACCCGCGTTGGTTGCCGGTGTATTGGTTGATGGGTGGACATAGGTCTTACCGCTGTCAGTTGTCGTGCTACCGTTGTAGCCTGAATCAGTGATGCCGGTTAGATCAACGTTGCCATCAAGGCCACCAGCGCGATAGGTTGACGTGAACTGGAAGATACCTACATTATCAAAGCTGGGGAAGTAGCCATAGTTCGGAACGGTGGTGACATTGTAGTCAGGATATTCCGCAAGCCATAACTGATAGCGGCTGGCAATCTGTGACAAGTCGATGTGACTCATCAAGAAGCTCTTATAGCCGTACAGCATTGGTGTGTAGCCAGCATCACGAATATAGTCGAGTGCCCATAGCAAAGTTGCCGTGTTGGTCGATCCGGCCTCATAATCAAGCGCAACAATAGACCCTTTTGGCGTTTGAACTTCAGGCAAGAAATGATCTAGCACTTGCTTAGCCAAATTGGTGTTGTCGATATTCTGCCACCAGATATAGGTGTGTGCCCGCTTACCAGCCGCAATCAACGATGCAACCTGTGTCTTGTACGTGGTTTGCTCGTACGTGCCGTATCCGCTATAGCCACCGATTTGAGAGATGCCGAACTTGTCAGTGGAATAACCAAAGACACCGTTATCTCCTTGGTACCGGCTCCAGTCGACACCCTGATCTCCCTTTGCTGCATTTACCTGCGATGGCAGGGCAAAAGAAATAGCCGCCAAGAAAGCGACTACCAAAGTGATGAGTTTAGTTTTAAATTTCATGGTGCCCTCCTTATTGCTGTGGAGCAACAGATGATGGTGCCAGTTGAGCCTTAACTGCGTCTGCGGCTGCTTGAGCTGCGGCAGCTACCTTGTCTTGATTAGATGCTTCCTGATCAACTGTCTTTTGTGGATAGGTTTCTGCTAGGCTGTCTTTCAAATTCGCATAAGATTGTTCAACTGCATTGGCAATTGTCTGCTCGTCTGTGCTGGTGAAACCAAGCGACTTCAAACCATCTTTCACAGCTTGAATGGCAGTAGATTTCTTAACCGCACCATCAATCGCCTTTGTCACACCGAGCTGTTCTGCCGCCGTTACGGCTGCGTTTGCCAATGGGCCTAATACCTTTACCAAAGTGAGCGCCTGTTTGTTAGCCAGCAATTGTTTTGAGATCCAAGCCCCAATGATTGGGACTGCTGCTACTGCAAGTGATACTACAAGATCTGTCCAATTATTCATGATTTGTTTTCCTTCCTGAGACGCTCATTCTCACGTCTCAATTGATCGTTATCTGCGCGCAGTCTGTCGTTCATGTCCTCAAGCTCATCATGCTTGTTCTTACGTTTACCCTCGCGGTAGGTCAGAAAAGCGATGAGAGCCGAAGCAATACCGGCAATGTATGGAGCAGAACTGACAATAATTTTAGTTATCGCTGCTGTCACGGCTGTCACTCCTTCGCGCCAGAATCAGCACGAAGGCTGTTATGATCGCATTGCTGATCCAAGCTGAGTATATTCCAGTTGAGATCGATGTCAGGAATTCCAGTATTGTCAAGAACGACATTAAAAAGCTGGTAGTTGTGAGCAACAGACGATTGATTACTGCTAACTGTGTTTCCCATAGCACCCAACCCCCAATCCCGAGCCCATCAATGACAAACAAAAACCCCACAATGTCATCGTTTAACCAGTCAGAGTAATGTGGGGGCCAGATGAAATAATGGTCATTGATGATTAGAAACAAGCCAATGGCAACCATGCCAATGGCGAGTGCTGTGTGTGTCGGGTGATCTCTGATTTTATTTAGCATTGTCATCACTTCCTTCCACAAAAATAGCCGCTAGCTTTTGCTGGCGACATAGTCACTGCCTGTAATTTGCTTGTATTGGTCCTCCGTTATTTGCCGCCCCACGTACTGCTCTATCGGGCACCCCCAAGAATATAGTGTGCCACAAAATTCAAAGTCACTCATTTTTTCCACCATCCTCAAGCTTTGTCACACGGGCATACAGCGCGGCAATCATCTGCTGTTCAGGTGACGGTCCGGGGAGTGGATGATCATTCGCCGGATCGTAACCCTCATCGGCAACGATTTTGCCGTCTACAAGAGATGCATGACCCTCAAAAAAATGAGACACGTCATCTGCTTCTATGATTTGTTGACCGTCCTCTGTTGGGCCCACTGTGGCATCTTCCGCTTGATAGGCCCAGTTGGTCAGGCGGTTTTGCTCATCTAGCCAAATCTTAATCTTCATCTTAATTCACCACCGCATCATTGGTCGGATATGCATCATGAGTAATAAAACTCAAGCTACCAGCATACCCGCCTTGTCCACGCCATGGAATAATGTAAATTCCACCCGCTGAAACATACAATTCACAGGCCGCACCCGTAAACGACATGCTACCGAGCAACCTGGCCGCATCATCACTGTTAAATGGACTATATCCTGGTCGAATGTTGGCAATTTTTACCCATCCATTACCAGTCTTCATATTAAAAGCAATCCCAATGGTGACATTTGGGCCTTTTCTTGAATATGAGATATTTAAGTTCTTGACATCATTAGTTTCCAGCCCCGAGTCTTTGTGATAGTAATCAACTGCATCATGAGCATTAAAAGTGGAAGTGATGTATTTGGCAGAATTACCCAATCCGCTGACTAGGTCTGTCAGTTCAAGAACACCCATCGAAATTCTGCTGGTGTGCATTTGTGTTTTTCCATCTGTCTGCGTAATGTATGACATTAATCCATCGGGATTTACTTCCGTATGATAGATTTGGCCGTTTGGCTTGCCACTATTGTCCTCAATATTACCGGAAATGACATATGAGGCCCCGTGGAGCGTAAGGGAACCACTGGACAATATCTCGGATCCTGAAATTCTAACGTGTTGGAAAGGAACATTGATATTAGGCGAATTAATCTCAGCGGAATTAAGAATAATTGAGTTGAGTTCTTTAATGTACAAAACAGCTTGAGCAATCGCATCATCTACCCACTTGGAACCATCATAGCGCTGTACAGCCGTTGCGTCTTTTAAGCTTGTACCATGCCACCAAGTATCACCCTTTTTGGGATTCGCCGGGGCATCTAGCTGTACATAAGGATATGGCACATCCTTGCTTCCGGGAACACCTTGCGGCCCTTGTGGTCCCTGTGGCCCCTGCACTAGTTGCCAAGAGTAAAGTGCCGGATTGTTGCTATCGGCTTGCATAAAGTCTGTATAACTACCGATATATTTTCTAGAGCCAGGAGTATCGAGCGAAAAGTTCGTTCTACCATCACTGCTATCGGCATAGGCAATATGGAAGTATGGCGTTTTTCCATCCGCACCTGGTTTGCCTGGCACACCTTCTTTACCGTCTGCACCTTTAAAAAGCGCCCAATTGTAATCACTCGGATTGGTGCTGTCTGCCTTTGTGAAGTCGCTATACGTGCCAATGTACTTTTTGCCATCACCACCGGATACCGTGAACCCGCTTTGGCCGCTTACATCATTCGCCCAAGCGGTGTGAAAATAGCTTGTACGGCCATCCGCGCCTTTTTCACCCGGAACACCGTCAGCACCATCCTTTCCCTGAATAAGCGCCCAATGGCCAGCGTAATCTGCCGGATTGTCACTTGGAACGGATGACTTATTTGACCAAACGATTGCCATATACTTCTTACCAGTTGGGAAGGCACTCATGTTGGTACCCTTGTCATCATCGGCATATCGAAGCCAAGGATAATATTGAACAGTTTTCGAGATATTCGACATCTGGTTGGCAAGTTCACTGAGGCGTTCGTCAAAGCTAACAGTCTCGTGCGCAAACTCGCCCAAAGTCAGCTGGACTGAATGGTTAGCACGGCTGCGCTGAATGCTTAACACTTTGGCAGACAAAAACAGTTGTTGGTTTTCATCAGCAATGTGGACGGTTTGATTAAGTGGTACGTATGGTGAATTAACCAAATCAATATCATAGGTTTCATTAGGGTGGTTATACTTCTTCAAGTCTGCCAAAGCCGCTTGCAAAAGTGCTGCCTGCGATTTTGAATCGAACGTTTTAACCCGATTCCAGTCAGACTGTGTTGGGTTAGGGTTGCTGTTGCTTAACAAACGTGAATATTTCTGCACAGCAATGGTATCGTGCAAGAACCCGTACTGATCAAGCACAAACTGTCCCGTTGGATCAGTCCAACTATACCCAATCAAGTTGATTGGATCCTGATTAGTTGATCCATCCGTACTTTCTAGCACTGCTCCATAAGCCTTGATCGATGTTTCCATGTCATAGGTATCGAGGTGCGTGACGATATTGTTGATGTCCTTATTCATTTCAAAGGAAATCAAGCTATCACCGGCCGTTTCATGCCGAATGTTAATGACACGCTTAACCAAGTTGGTTCCAACAAACTCAAAGCCAAAACTAAGCACTGCATCAAAATCTTTTGCCACGGCAATAATGCGAGCCAACGATGATTCTTCACTAGTCCACTCGAGTGTTCTAACATTTTTAGGAAATTCGTTGATGCCAATCTCCCAGCCAGAATCATTTGTAAACCTCGTGATGTAGTCAGCGATGGTATATGGTTTGTCGGCCTTGTACGCGCCAACGGTTTCGTTAATCAAATCATTACCGGCATCACTAGCAACAATTGAGTGGATATGTCCTAGTGAATCATGGTCAACCGATTCAATTACCATTTGGTGAGCGTTGCCTTCTTCATCTTGATACATGATGAAGTTGGTTGCTTTAGCCATCTCATTGACTGCTTGCTCCTGATCATTCGTGAAGTGAATATCAAGAGAAAGCTCGACCGCAGGACGATTGTCAACACTTTGTGTTTCTATATCGTTGTCAATTCGCCATTCGCCTTTGCCATCAGTCGACCCAACACCCAAAATGTTTGATTTTCGATCTGCAAAGTAATACTCCATTTATAGCCACGCCTCCCTTATCTCGACTTCACATGCAAATGGTTGTGCCCAGCTCGAGGGCGTGATAGCAATCTCAGTATCACCGGGTGGCAGTTCAAATTTCTCCCATTGATTACCGATCGTGTGCATGGTTGGGTCAAGAGAGCCATTCAAGTATGTCTTGGCATTCGCCACATCAATCTTGAGAACATCACCATTGCTAAATCGATTCTTGATATTCGTATACCAGCTAACGTTTTGCCATTTGACGGTGGACGCAATCAGATACATGGTAGATTCGCCCCACGTCTTGTCACGCATGAACCACGTGGAAAATTGTTTAGTTTCAGTATCGGCAGCGTCCGCAAAGGTAAACTGTCGGGTAATAGTCGTCTCTCGTCCTTGATTGCCAACCCATGGTGACACTCGGAAAACAACTGAATTACCAAATTTCTGTAATTCCAACTGAATGAACTTGTCGTTAGTGAAAATGCTACGATCAAGCTGTTCATTGACGACTAGTTGATTTTTGTAGTAGCACATCCACCAAAGCTGATCGGACAATGCGCTATTATCCTTCAGTATCATCTGAAAAATTGGCTTACCGTCACTCTCTAATGTTGTTTCGAGCGCACCTACCTTTGCTACCCCAGTTTGGAAGCGTGTCATAACATCCCAAGTCAGATTGCTCTTGAAGTTACCGTTACGCGTCTGGACGAGACTGTGCTTGATTGAAGGACCGTTCCAATACTTGTGGTCGCCAGTAATACTGGTCCAATTAGGCTCAACCTTCCAGCCATCATAATCGTCATGAGTCCAAATCGCATTGCCGATCTGTTCATTAGGCATACTAGGATCACCACCCCAATAGGGATTGTTTGTGGCGGCTTGATTATCCATATGTGAGCCTTGAACAGCGGCTAAGTTAAGTGCTACTTCGCTTTCTTCGGTGGTGAAACCATCTATTTCTTGCGTGCCGAATTGGAGAATACCCGGGCGATCATTAACAATCCCAACCATGCCGTTATCAGCGTGCATAGTTGCCGTAATAACTGGCTCAACAGGATAAGTGCCGCCATTATGAACCGTAATGGTGTTGGTATAGTATTCAGGATCAGCTGGGTTAGGCGACCATGGGGAAGCAGCGTTGTTTTTCTCTAATTTAATATTGTCAATACATATCCAACCGCCTCCAGCATATGCTTTAACAAAGCCAAAGCGCAAAGTGGTTACAGTTACATCTATGTCCGCCGTCCACGTTTTTACAAAACGATGCCATGTTGTTTGACCCCCCGAAGTTTCCCGTGAGTCATGACCCATTGATAATGCAAAAAGCGGGCTTCCATCGTCTAACAGCAAATAGTCAGACGCTTGTCCAACTGCTGACCCAGCGGTCGCATAGTAGTAGCTGTATGTCCATGCTTCACCTTTTTTGATTGAAACTGATTCAGGTAATGGAAATTGTACATACTGATCTGGAGAGGCTGATGAATTACTACTTTGGTTCTCAATCCGAAGCATATATTTTTCAAACGGTGTGGGAAATGTAGGAATTGCTGATTCAACTCTAGCAATTTTGACATCTTTATCGCTTGTCCCCCAAGCAATCCCCGATGGTGTTTTGCCTGATTCGAATCCGGAGTCGACCAGCATGTTTAATGGCACGTCCTTGTATGGCGTGTTGTTAAACGTCTTCGTTGCTACCGAGTGCGCAATGCCATCGGGGACAAATAAAGTGAACGAAGATGTAATTGCATTTCTGCCTTTAGGAACATCGTCAACATCTGTGAGCACGGCATTCCAGTACACAGACAAGTCATCATTGAACGAAACCTGATGAGTGTCACCGTGCAAGATGCCACTTAGCTTATAGAAGGCGGTGCGAAACGACTTTTCATCAGCTGCTATAAGCTGATATCCAACAGTGATTTCCCGAGATGGGTTTCGTACATACTCCAGCATTTCGCCATCAGATATTCCTATAGGATTGCTTTTAGCGTCTTGTTTAAGAAGCTCACGCCCTCCGACCTGAAGTGTTTGATAACCAGGAATCAGATCTTCGATATACTGGCCATCAATTTTCATTGCCTCAGCTGGGTACTGTTTCTTATCTGCACCCGTAAAGGGTGTCGTTTCTTTGAAATCGTACAATTAGACTAGCCCCTTTCGATAATTGCTTACCTTTGTCAAACGATTAAGCTCTGTTTGCATTGGGTTTGCGGTTGCACGAGCAACCTCTCGGCCGTCAATGTACAGAGGAACCTCAATCGTTTGCTTGCGAGTGTAGTTGACATCAAGATTTGAAGACAAGGTTGCACCCTGAACGCTATTATTGAGTGCACTCACGGAAGAACTGAATGCTGACGTATCGACTGCTGGAATGCTCATTGCAGTTGCCGCTGTCATTGCATCAACCGCGTTTGTGATTGGCTTCATGTTGTCAGTGATACCAACAGCAACACCGGCTGGAATATACTGCCCAACTTCTTGAGCCATGACTTTAGAAGGTGAATGAATGCCAAGAGCACCCTTAACTTTCTTAACAATTCCCTTGGCAACAGATACTGCGGCATTCCAAGCTTTGGCTGCCAAGTTGCCAATCCCCTTAACAAGACCCATGATTAGTTGGCCGCCAGCATCGACCAAGTCATCTCTGTGATTCCACAAAGCCTTAGCCAATCCACTGACAAGTTTCCAACCGGCAGCTAATATCTTAGGCAAGTTATCAATTAAAGCTCCGGCAATAGTTACAACCAATCGAATTGCTGCATTAACTAGTTCTGGCAAGTGATCCAACAAGGCGTCTACGAGAGCAAGTAACAACTGAATCCCAGCATTAATAATTTTGTCAATGTTATCAATCAATCCATTCATCAATGCCATAACCAGTTGGATAGCTGCATCAATAATCATTGGTAGATTAGCAATCAAAGCGTTAGCCAAGGCTGTGATTAATTGCAACGCAGCAGCAATGAGTTGATCAATATGTTGTACAAGTCCGCCTACAATGGCCATGATAATCTCCAATGCAGCATTCAGAATAGCAGGCAAATTTTGAGAAATGCCTGTGACCAGTCCTTGAACAATCTCCAAAGCACCATTGATGATCTGGTCCATGTTTTGTAGGAGCCCTGTAGCAAGCGTTTGGATCATTTGCATGGCTGCATTAATCAGCATTGGCAAATTCTGAACAATAGCGTTGATTAATGCCATCAGCAAATTAATGCCGGCTGACATCAGTTGTGGCAGTGCTCCGACTAATCCAGTTACCAGTGTCGTGATCATCGTAATGGCAGCATTTAGCATGTTTGTACTACCACCACCGCTCGTAAGCGAGGTAACTAATGTGGTAATAATTTGAACGCCACCTGTAATGATCGCAGGTAGATTAGCAGTAATGGCATTCAATAAGCTAGTAATTAGAGCCTCTCCTGATGCAATAAGCTGTGGAATTGCACTAACAATACCTGCAACAAAGTGAGTGATCACTTGAGGCCCTTGTGTAGTTGCTGTTTGTAGCATTGCCTGAATTTGTGTTCCAAATTGGTTGTTCACCACACCAAGGCCAGCAACAAGTGTCGCAATGATCGCCGCGGGTCCAATAACCGACAACCCCATCTTCATTACTCCAGCCATCGCAGCCATGCCATTTGAAACAATTGAAGTCCCAAGGTCAAATGATGTTGATAATCCCGATGAGATGCCGTTACCTAATGTAGAGAACAAGCCGCTCAATGGAGCCAGCTTTGAAGACACGATGGATGTCATGCTCGACAAAGAATTGCTGATCATGCTTGGCAACTCACCAAACGGATTTCCTATTGCAGATAGTGATAGTCCATTCTTGAACGTTGAAGAAAATGATGACACGCTTGCACTCATGGACGGGAACTTAGATGCGACTGAACTTGCGAGTGAGCCAATGCCACCGTTGAATTCTTTAACACCTGTCGATGCGTTAGCAGTGAATCCGACTATTTTCTGCATACTGGAACCCAAGGAATCAAAACCCTTTGGCCCAACCTGCTCGACACCTTTTAACGCTGAAACAAAGTTGCTGATTCCCTTTGGAGCGTTTTCGGTTGCTGAAACAAATCCCCGCACCTTACTATTCATTCCGTCAAAGGCGGTGCTAACTTTGCTGGTGTCCGTCAATCCAGATAATGCTTTCGAGAATCCGTTGGCATCTTTAGTGCCTAATCCGAGAAAGTTGTGAACAGCATTGGCCTGAGCCGCGAATCCTGCAAATCCGGTCATGGCTGGTCCAATAACAGTAGATAATCCAATGAAACTTTGAGCCATCTGTCCGAGAGCCGAATTAGAATCATTTGCCATCGTCAGCACATTGTTGACCATGTTCAAAATACTTGAATTGATCCCAGAGTTTGCTTGCATGGCAGTATTACGAAGTGCTTCCCAGTTACCACCGACTTGCTCAATCTTAGAACCAATGTTGTTTTGCATATCGTTGGCTTGCTGATTGAGGATGGCGTTAGCTGCTTGAGCGCTTGATGAAGCATCATTGATTGCCTTGCTCATTGCAGTCCAGCTTTGACTGGCATTGTCTGAATTGTTAGTCACCGAACGAAGCAACGGACCCATTGCCTTAAAACCGGCAGTACCAAACATCGTAGTCAATGCGAGCTGCTTTTGCTGATCGTTCAAACCGCTTGTCGCGTGAGCAACATCAAGCAATATCGTCTGCAACGGCTTCATCTTGCCTTGAGCATCGTAATAACTGATACCCAAACTAGAAGCCATATCAGCTGCTTGTTTTGATGGTTTAATGATTTTAGTCAATGCAAAGTTCAAGTCCTGTGCAGCTTGAGCAGCTGGAACCCCAGAATTGGAAATCATGCCAATAGCTGTCGAGGTATCCTGCATATTGATTCCTACTTGGCTGGCAATTGAGCCAACATCAGCAAACGCTTGCTGCATCTCTTCGATTGAAGCGTTGGAGACGTTCGCTGTTTGAGTAAGGACAGCAGCCGCTTGAGCAGATGATCCAATACTGTCTCCCCAGATATTCATAGCAACTTGAACAGTGCCAGCAGTAGCTTGCAAATCTGCCCCAGCCGCTGTAGCAGCTTTAGCAATCGCAGGGAACTCTTCTTTGATGGTGTCCAGATTAGCCCCATCTTGAGCCATCTGAACCATAGCATCTGCAGCATCTTGCGCACTTAATGGCAGTTCTGCGCCCATCTTGTTAGCGACATCGGCTAGTTCACCAATGTTCTTTGAAGTGCCACCAGCAACGATGGCTGCCTTATTCAGGCTGGCCTCAAATGTACCAAATGATTTCAGCGATTGAACACCCATAGCGGTAACCGCTGCGCCAGCAATAGCCGTATACTTACCTAACGAGGCAAGCCCACTGCTGATTGAATTTACTGCACTGTTGGCAGCTGATGACATGTTCTCGAATGTTCCCGAGAAGTTCTTGTCAACAGCCGACAAGATGGCCTCGACACTGTAACTATCAGCCATGTGCTCCCTCCTTTCTTTCTGATAACGGAATGATTTTGCCTTCGCGCTTCAACCGCTGAAATTCGGCCATCCGTTTCGCAAATATCTGTGCACGAGAATGCTTTAATTCTGTTTTGCTCATCAGTGATATTTCATAATCAGGCTCATAACTTGAGCGTACTTTGTCCACAATTTCTTTCTTGTCAAAGAAGTCATCAAATGTCTTGAACTTCGGCTTAGGATTCTTGCTCCCAGTTGTTGCCTGTACTTGCTGGTTCATCCATGCTTGCTGTGCAATCTCGTTCTGTCTGTCGACTTGCTTAAGCTGATAGGCTTCCATGCGCAGCTCATATTCAACAAGCGTCATACGTTCAATGTCTCGAATATTAGAAAAGCCTAGATAGGCTAACGAATTTAGCAAGATTTCGCGATACTGTTGCTCGCTTGTCTTACTGTCGTCCTTATCTAGGCTTTCATGTTTTTTGTTGCCGCTTTGACCGCGTTAGCAGATTGCATTTCCTCCGGAATCTGTTTAAACAGTGAGTCTAAGTCAGTACCGTCTTCGTCAATAAAGTCATCGACTTCTTTTGCAGTTGGTCGCTTTTTAGAAGCAGCAGTTGCGGCATAGATGACATCTGATAACACTGCGGAGTCGTATGAACCTAATCCAACTAAAGCTTTTGCGACCCCCATGCCAAAGTTAATTCCTTTGATGGAAGCCCCAATTGTCTTGTCGAGTTCGCGAACAAAGCGGACACCAAAGTTAAGTTCGTATTCTTTACCGTTAATGGTTAATTGCATAATTCAAAACCCTTTCTTTTAAAGCCGCCCGGGCTTCACCCGTACTGTGACTTTCTTAGGCGACTTGCATCAATTAATTAAACGTGCGAAGTGGTTGTGGTGGTTGTGGTAGTTGCTTTTTCGTTCGTACCTGGGTCTTTAACAGAATCCCACTTGACACCACCGCCGGTACTATCAAGGCTAGTGACCTTGCCAACCCCCTGGAATACGTAATCGACCTGTTCCTGAGTTTCGTCGTCTAGCGTTGTCCAGCCACGCTTTGGTGTGCCGTTAACTGAGAATGTGACATCGCGCGTAGAGTGATCATCAGGGTCATTGTCGCTGCTGTCTTCTTGAACGGTAACTTGCATGTACCACGCGTAGTACTTGCCAGCGGAGTTCTTACGCTTGCGGTAGAGAATCCAAAAGTCGAGCAATTCGCCGTCAAACAGTGAGTCATACATTACGTCTGCAATTGCAGCCGTGTTGTTCAGGAATTCGACTTCAAGATCGGTACTTGCGGAACTACGAGTTGCTACATTGCCGTCCTTGGTAACAGTGGAATCACTGTCAACAGATGGATCAAACGACAGCGAAGTCTGCCAAGGGATAATTTGGCCGCTAACCGTTGCTTGATCGCTATGTTTGCGAGCCAAGGCAACAATGTCCATACCTTCTAGCACTTTTAATTCATTTGCCATGTTATGGCCTCCTATAAAATGTTGAGATTGAGTATCAGCGTGGCTCGGTTGAGAACCGTGTCAGGGACACTCTGGTCTTGTGTGAACTCTTTTGACTGATCTTCTACACGTCCATAGAATCGGTAGTCATCGGTTAGCACTTGTCCAATCGCGGTACGAAAAAAGCGCTCCGCCATATCAGATACGGTGAAACGCTGTTTTTTGTCGCCCCAGATGTCGATGGTGATTAGCACATTACCATTGAGTGACGTCTTTGTTGCAGTAGGAATAACTTGAATATCGCCAACAATGACGAAGGGATATGGGGCGTTCTCCTGCTGCATGGGCAAATGGTCGTAAGTTTTGTACCCAGATGATTGCGAAAACGCATAGAAGTAATCGTAGAGCTCTTGCTCTGGTGATGTGATTTGAATCACCTACTTTGCTGCTTGTTTAAGCTGATTAATAAACTGCACTTTCTGATAAAGGAACGCAGGCTTCAATACAGGACGCGCCCGCATGAAACGGGTCCCTTTTTCTGTGTACGGATTGTATTCTTGCGTCATCGCTACGATACCGGACAGCCCCGAATCAGTAATTGCTAACTTGATGCCACGCTTTGTGGCACCGGTTGGTTTGACAAGAACGCGTCCTTTTCCCTTAGCCCACTCATAGTGGCCTGTATACACAGTGCCCGTCATTTGCTGAGAACGAGTCTGGAGCTGTGCTGTCTGCTGCTTGATGATTTGCTTGACAACGTCCATCTTTGCTCGCTTAAGCAGACCAGCTACTAGTTTGTCCATGCCCTTTATCTGCATATTGTAGCTAATACTAGCTTTGCTCATTTCGTCTCACCCACAATCAAAGTGGCATTTTGAAGCGGGACACGGTCAGTATTGAGGGCATAATGAGCCGCTTCATCGTCAATCGTTAAATAGCTCCAATTGACGGTGACTGGCTCAACTAATCGGATCACCTTTGCCTTTTGAGCATAGTTTCCGAATAGCTGAACGCTCTTGTCTGTTCCCATGTCAGTGACACTGGCAACTGCAGTTGCCACCTTTTTCACACCACCGTATTGATGTGTTTGCGGATCATATTCTTCATCATCAAGCCAGAATGTAACCTCATGATCTAACCGCATACGATCACCTCTTTGGATAGCCAGAAATGAAGCTAACGGTGCCAAAAGACTTGGCATTCTTCCCGTTGGCTTCTTTCCAGTCATTGATGTCGTCAGCAAAATCATCGAAATCATTAGACTTGAACGTGAACGACTGCCCCTCCTGCTCATAAGACGTCATGCCTTCGTTCTTACGCCGATTGTATCGTCGCACGCAGACTTCTAAGGCAATGTAGGCCAACTCACTAGGAAAGGCCTCATCCGTCCGCAAACCGAGCTTAAATCGTAAGGCCTGCGTCGTATTTTTGATAATGAGGTTAAGCACATCATCCTGTGTGTCAGTTTTGATTTCCATCATCGTCTTCAAATCTGCAAGTTTTATTGGATCGCTTTCTGCCATCACTTCACCGCCTTTATTGCTTGAGCGTACTTGTATGAGCACTTCAACTTATCAACGAAGCTAAGGTCATCACCAAACGGGACTCGATCGGTGTACTTGCCCTTAAAGAAAAGATCATGCATATCACCGGTAACACCAGCATTGTGCATGATCTTGGTTTCACTCCATCGTTTCATGGGATCAGTTGGCCAACAAAAATCGAGCTCATCACTGATGACGGGCCCGATGTTGAAGTACATCATATTCCATAACTGCGACCACATTTCAGCGGTCCATTTCTGGATATTGCTGTCGACCGTTTGCAGGTATTGCCACAGTCGGTTGCTGTCGGCATACACCTTCCGCCAGTATTCAGCTGACGGGTGACTGATGAGCCACTGAGCACCGCCAGAATTGTGGTTGATCGTCTCAAGCGAAGCTACCGTAACTCCGACAATGTCAGCCATGCGTTTCAAGATTTCTTCTCCGTGTTCGCACTGCTTGATATAGTCAACGCTGATATAGCTAAGCGTGTTACTACACAGCCAGCGATCAGGCTTTGCTTTCAGCTTGCGAAAGTCTGGCCGTTTACGGAAGATTACATCGCTATCGAAGTAGAAATAGTCCTCTTTTTCGCGTTCGGGGTCCTCAGCTAGATACTGCCACCACAGCCAAGGCTTCACAGACGGGATATATTGCTTGTCTGAGCGCTTGTCGGTATACGTGTGTACTTCTACTCCATATTTGCTGGCAAGCGTTTCTGGCACCTTATAATCATGCACGGTGAAGAGCAAAACGACATCTTTCATGTCAAACCCGACACTTTGCAGATTAGTTAGGCAGATTTCTAATTCCCATTCGAATCTCTGAATAGCGGGTTGACACAAGATGAGTTTCATTCTGTCCTCCAATCAGCCGCCCGGTTTCCCGTACTGTCCTATTTCGATAGGCGACTTGCATCAATTGATTAACCGTGCGAAGTGGTGGTGGTAGTTGTTTTGCCTGGAACGAGCACTTTGGCTTGCAAGACGTTCTCAGCTTCTGGGAAGCTAGGAAGCGCGGTGGCTGCCGCCTTTTCCCACGTTGCAATTGGATCTTGCGTAGTCTCGTAAACGGTGGTAAACACATTGCCAACAGTGCCCTGTTGAACACCCGGAGTTGAAATCAGTCGGGACTCTTCAGGGGTAGGACCATAAACGGTTTGCCCGAGCTGGTCATCACCAAAGGCTACCAAAGTGTCTTCCGGGAAGTACCGTTCAACGGTATAGATACCTTTGGCTCCCTGCTTACGGTACTTGGCATCATACGTGACAATAGTTGGCAAGCCGAACGACTGCATAACCGCATTGAGACTGCCAACACTAGGCAACAGGCCTGCTGTCTTGAAGTAGTCAGCAAATGCTTTACTCCGGATCAGGGCAGTTTGTACCTTGGAAGAAGTCAAGATTCGCGTTGGCGCGTAGTCGAGCAGTGCAAACCAGTCTTGCAAGTCCTTAATCGGATCAGCACCATTTGCATCCCAAGAAGTAGTTGCGGTAACTTGATGTTCACTTGGAACATGGTAATCAACATCGAAGTTGAGATTGTTCTCATTAATGGTGATCTTACCAGTTGCCAAAGCCTCCATGCGCATCTTTTCAACGCGCGCATAAACACCTTGAACCAAAACATCCAAGTCGTTGTACACAAGGCTGGTCAGGTAGTTCTGTTCAGCCGGTGTGCGCGGATTGCGCAATGCGATCAGGTCCTTTTCCTTAAGCTGCATCTTGCGTTTGATGTAGCCAAGTTCAGCGGCCTGAACGCTCGCTTCACGACTGCCAATCTCCGCTTCCGTATCGAATGCAGAAATAGATGCCACGATAGGCGTCTTAGACCCACCACGAAGAAATTCAAAATCCAACTGATTAATTTTGGTTGATGGGAACAAGGTGTCCCCAAGTAATTGCGGATACTGGCGGTTTTGAACGTAATCAAGTACCGTCTTTTGATTAAACAAATCTAAAATAGCTGGCATAAGTTAATCCTCCTTAGTCAGAAACGTGGCTGAATTTGATTTCTTTCAGCGCAGTGATAGCATTACTGGACGGCTTGACTGGCAAGCGAGCTGCGTTCACATATCCTTCAACGATGACGCCTACGGGTTGAGAACCCTCACTGACATCAACATCATTAATGGTCACACCGACTGCCGTTGCATCGTTCTTTGGATAGATAGAACCTGCTGGCAATACACCTTTTACGACACCATCAGTTGAACTGTCGGCTTGGTGAGTGAATGAAACGAATTTCTCGCTATCCAAGAAGTTGATCTCAGATGCAGTTACCTTTTTACCTGCGTACATAAAAGTACCTCCTTATTTTTGTTTCCATGGGTCGTTAACAAATTGGCTCTGCTGATTCCGTTGTTTAGCAAATGCCGCGCCCGGAGTCTCCACCTTTGACCCGTGATCCTTTGGCGTGCTGCCCTTAAGCAACTCTTGACGAACACCTTCAGCCACTGCCTGATCATGCGCAATGAGCCACTTTACATTCGCCTCAGTAGATTCTGCCTCTGGCGTTACAACGTGCTGCAAATCGTCCTCAGTGACTGTCAGCTTGGCGTCCTCAAACATCGATCGAGCCTGTTTGCCCATTTCATAGGTGGCAAGCTGTGACTTGAGTTCGTCTCGCTCTTTTTGAGCCTTTTCTAGCTCGTAGTCCTTCTTCTGGTCGGCATTCATCTTGGCCAGCTTTGCGGCCTCGTCAACAGCAGCTTGTTTCTCCTTCTCGGCACGAGCAAGACGTTTTTTAACAATGTCGTTGACCTGTTCATCCGTGTAGGTATGCCGATCAGAGCTTTCATCAGAACTGTCTTGGCCATTTTCCGAGTCTTGAGCGTTGGTGTCATCGTCACTTTGAGATTCGCCGTTTTGCTGGTTCTCTTGACTACCGTCAGCACCAGTATCTTCAGCGAAAAATTGCAAATTCATTGGCATTAAAATCTTAGGAATCATGTTCAGAACTCCTTCCACAGCTTTTTAGACGGATCAGGCTTGCGTCTTAATTTACCGGAGCTTTTATAGTCGATCACGCTTGGACTTGATGGCATAAAAATAGCCGCTTGCTGCGGCTTACAAAAATCCTTTACGGCGTCGTTCACGTCTGGATTGTTTATCAACCTCGCGTTCGATCGGTTTGCCCAGTATTTCAGCAAGTTCGTGAGTCGAAATTGAAATACACTTTGCTTTAGAAATATCAATGGGCAATCCGATTGATGGTTCGTAAGTTTCTTCAAAGATGTCAGGCTTGCACGGATAGAATTCGCCATGAACACCTTTGACGATGTAGTCACCAACTTGAGCGGTAATAACACCTTCAAGTGTTGGAATCTTCAAAACTGGGTTATCCGGATCTTCATATGACACGTTAACCGGATCTAATCCAAGGCTATCATTGATCTTAATTAGTGTATCTGGATCGTCAGCAAACTGAACAGCTTCAATTTCAACCGGCTTCTTACGATATTTCATTGCATTTCCTCCTAGATTAGAAACTGTATTCTTGCTTAATGTCGTCAAGCCCGTGAACTTTTGCTACAAGTTTCACGTCAACCTTTGTAAAGTCGCCAACTTTTGATTCGATGTTCATGCCAGTAATCCCGTCAATGCGTGCCCCGTTAAGATATGGGCCGTCATCTTTCAGTTCAATAACGCTTAGGTGAGTATCTGACACGTGACCTAATGTCGATTTAGTGTCGCCGGTTAATGACAGTCCCATATAATTGGCAAGTGTCGCACTGTCGATTATCATTAGTTTGCCGTTGACATATAAATTTCCATTCTGAATGGTCACATTGTCATCGCATCGATTGTATGCGGTCAGGATAAGCGCTCCTAGCTCATAATCTTTGATGCCATTAGCTAATGCGGCCAAATCAAGTAGTCGTTTCTTGATGCCTTCACGAGTTTTCAAATCTTCTGATTTCACGACAGTACCTCCCTGACCAACTCTGGGTTCTGCTTGGCCAACATGCGAAGTGCATGTGCTAATCCGTCAACCATTGCCTCATCATTGTTTTGCTGGTCGAACCCTCGCTCTTGCAGGATTGCGTGGATAATCTCATGTACTAAAGTGATTTTGGCCTCGTCCTCAGCCATACCTTCACATATACGGATACTAGCTTGCTTATAACGCGTATCGCCCCAGTACTCGCCTTTTAAGTCTTCGCTACTTAGCTGAAGCTCTTTGTGACTGACCTCCTCAACCTTGTACTCGATATCATCAATCAACACTTTTTCCGGTAGCTTCATTGTTTCCTCCTAATCACCGTCTGATTCATCATCTGACACATATGCCGTAATGGAGCATCGGCAGTTGGGGTGAGCTGGAATATCTGGCACATCGTCTACACGATAAATGCCTCTACCAGTTCTGCCACCTTCTGAAATCTCCTTGCACACATCACACGCGCTTGGCTCAGCCACCCATTTGCAATAGTCATAGCCGAACTTATTGAAGCTATCTAATTGCGCCTGTGTTTGAATCCGAGCTGACTCAGTACGTGCAATTCGTTCTGTCACATAGCGGTGATTGTTCACCGTTTCTGCCACTTGACCGCGTAACTTGCGAGCAATCTTTAGTGGGCTCTGTCCTTGAATGGTGGCGGCAGTCAATAGCTCATCCAGTTCAGCTTTAAGAATGTCTTGGTTGATCCAAATGCGCTGTGAGAAGGTGTAATCTCCCTCTCGTTTGGAGAGCAACTTGGCTAAATCAGTGTACCCACCCTTAGATACCGTCTCTACAAGTATTCCGGCTTGCCGCTTGATCTCGGATTGATAATCATCGCTCAATTTTGAGATTAAATCGGCGTTCACTTTCATGTGTGCATCAAGCATTTCTTGACCAATCTCACTCTTGAGCATTTCTAAGCGATTAATCCGCATGGTAGCGTTGTATAGCTTGAGACGATCATTGACATCCTTGCTGAAGTCGGAATATTTGAGCGGTTCGCCGTTGTACATCTTTCTAGCATCATCGACAATTGACTTTGCTTCGGCTTGATAAGCTTTAATGTCGGTAGCCATCACTGCTTGACGCGCACCGGCCATACTGTCGTTGCTATATGCGGCATACTTGGCAAGCTCTGAATCAATATCCTTTTGAATGTTGGTTAAAGCTTTGTCAAAATATTCCTGAATTCGGGCATTGAACGCCTCGTCATTCTTAAGGTTCTCGACAATCCATTTCCGTTCAGCGGCCGTTCGCTTATTCCAGTAGGCAGAATTACTCGCTATCTGTTGTTGAGTCGTTGTTGTCATCATTGCCACCACCATTCAGAAATTTCTGGAAGTCCGGGCTTGACGGACTGTTAGTAGCAGCGTCTTTTGCTTTCTGGGCGGTCTCATCAGCGATGCGTTTCATTTCGGCCTTGGGATCATCGACAAATGATAAGGTACTCAGCATGGTCTGATCTGATACAAGGCCTTTGAGCTTAGAAGCCGCGTCTGCTTCGTCGGTAATGTTCTCCGGAAGATTTCGCGAGAATGCGAAGTTAAGCTTTTGCCAGTCATCAGATTTACTTTCTGGAAGGATTGTCCCAACACTGAATGCGATCTTGTAAAGGGACCGGAGTGACTGTGTGAACTTACGATCTTGATTGGCCGCCAGATTGCGCATTGGTAGCAATTTGTATTGCAATGCAACACCAGAGCTATTGCCGCTGAATGCTTCATCGTTCAAGTTTGCCACCATACTGATCTGATAGATCATGCTGATGAGGCGATCAATGAGGTGCTCTTGAATGGCATCGCCATCAGGTTTGGTCAGAAATTCAGCTACGCCTTGAGCAGAATCAGCGTCTGGAGCATAGATGATTTGGTTGCCATTAAGATCGAGTTTGGGGTTGCCGTCATCGTCCTCATCAAGTTTCAGACCCTTAAGAACCAAGTACGCATTGTCAAAATACTCATTCTGGTTCGCCTTCTGGCTTAGCACCTTGTCTAAAGCATTGATGAGCGTTTCAACGTTCTCAAAGATGCCTTGTCGCTCGGTGTTCATGAAAAACTCAACTGCCGGTACTTCGTTAAATGGGTTAAATCCATCTGTCCCTTTAAGACGTGTCATATCAAGAGCGTATATGCCGTCTCTCAGGTATACCTTTCCGGTCAACGTCTTGTCTTCATCATGCCAATACATGACAAACGCAATGGCTTTGTGTGCTACCGTGTCGTCATAGACAATGAATGAATTGATAGGCGAGCTGTATGCAATACACGTCTTGCTGTCTTCGTCCTGGTACAAAAAAGCAAGCGCCCGTCCGTAAATGGCTGCTTGCTTGCTGATCTCGCTTAATTTGTCCTGAACGCTGTTCGTATCGTTCCACTCTTGCAGCACAGTGTTGTCCTGTGTATTGTCGAGCGTGATCTTCGGTGGAATACCAATGTAAAACCCATTGTAGGTATCCACGATATAATGAGCCAAGTTGCCAACAAGACGATTGTCTGGCCCATGATCCTTTTTCGCATCATCAATAATCTGGTGCTGACCGAGGTACATTTTCTTTGCTGGAAGGTACTTGTCTTTAGCTAGATCATCATTGGCAGTAATAAACGCATTGATGTCATCGCCAGTTAGCTCTTCATCAGTCGGGAAAATAAACACATCTCCGTTTGTGATTGAGCCTTTACCTTGAACTGTTAATATGATGGCCACCTCCTTAGAAGTATTTGCTTGTGTTCTTGAACGTGTGAGCTGCATTTCTCCGTTTGATTACCTGCATGACAAAATATCTCATGGCGTCCATTGCGTGGTCATGTGCCTTAACCACTTTGTCTTCACCCTTTTGACTGGCCTTGTCATCCCACACATAAGACGCGAACTCTTTGAACAGATTAGTTAGCCCAGGTGTGAACTTGATCTCACCAGAGTTCATAGCTGTTTGCGTTTCTCTAATGCCGTTTAGCACATCGTTATCAGCTTTAATAACTCGATACCGGCTTTCTCTCAACTTGGCAATGAATGAAGCCGCTGAAGGGTCAACAATCACTTCACAGCGTATGTCACCGACAAATTGGCTAAAATCCCGAGCGTATTCATCATCTGTCTTCTGTCTGCTGCTATGCCGTCCATCGTAGTAGTACTCTTTGAGGCAATACCAAACAGACCCGCATTTACCCCAAAGCAAGAAAGCTGTGGGGTTCTGTGTGCCATAGTCAACACTGACATAGTATCGGCTTGGCTGCTGGCTTGGATTGCTGACCATCTCGTCTTTATTGAAGTTGTCGTAGACAATTCCATCAGCCAGAACCCATTGTCCCAGAATATATCGCTGGTAAAACACTCCTGAGTACATATGTTCGTACCTGTCAATAACTTCATCGCTCAGGCTTGGATTGTCCGTCATCACAAAGTGGAGACGCAATGCGCGTTTATCGTCTGCTTGATCAATCCAATCAGTCTTGAACCAGTGATACGGGCCCTCTGGGTTCATATTGAACCAGTATTTGCCGCCAGTAACGGAAACACGCGCTGTCGCTTGATTGACAAACGACTGTGGCATGAGAGCTGCTTCATCAAAGAACATTCCGGCAAGTGTGATCCCTTGAATCAGATCTTGGCTGCTTTCATCTTTACCGCCGAATAAATAGTAGAGGTTGGTTCTTCCATCAAGGCTGATTTCCAGCATGTTTTCTGAACGCCGATCCACAACCGAGAATCCCACTTGTTGCAATGTTTGTTTGAGTGGCCTGATAACATTTCGACGCAATGATCCAATGGTTTTGCCGGCAATGCCAAATTGCTCGCGGTCAAACATAATCATGCTCCACAGAACATAGCTGATCGACATCGCAAACGTCTTTCCGGAACGCACAGCACCATCAGCAATGATAGTCTGTTTGTCTGGATAGCGGCGCCACCAGTTGATGATGTCTAATTGTTTCCCTTTGAATTGATCAATCGGAGTTGTCATTGACATCACCGTCCTTTGGGATACTCTCATCAATTGCTGCCAAAAGCTTGTTCAGTCCTCCATATTGGCCTTCTGGAGTGCGGTAAGCGCTAGCTTTTGCTTCCATGATGTCAGCCTCAGCTTTGGACTTGCGAACGTCAGCCTTAGTTTTCTCAATATCAGTAATAATCTTCGTTAGCTGAGCATTGAGCAGCTCATCATTACCAGGGTAACGCTTTAACAATTCGCGTCCTGCTGCCATGCGGTCTTTGATGCTTGGAGGGTTATCCACCTGCTCTACACCGTCCATAGTCGCAACGGCCACAGTTTCACGCGCGGTCCCGCGTAGCACAGTAGTGAAATACTCCAGGACTTCGGTGGCTTTAGCGATTGTATCGTCTTCCATCGCCTTCATACGCTCGTCAATAGCCGCTTTTAAGTAAGGTTTAGATAGGTTCTCTACTCCCATCTGTTTCGCCGTCTTAGGGCTATATCCGGCCTCTAGCGCAGCTTGTTTTGCGTTCCCGAACTTGATGTATTGGTCGACAAACTTCTGCTGTTTGGCCGTCATCTTGTGCTTCATCACATATCACCACACCTCCCGCATTTAATTTGCTTATCACTTTAGTTTTCTTTTGACTTTTCCTCTCCGATGGTTGCTCAGCCAAAACACCGAGAATATTAGGCCAATAAATACAATCGTCCCTATTGTTGGCGAGAATACGACTACCCAGTTATTAACGATGAGGCCTAATTGATTTAGGACAATATAGATTAGCTGCATAAGAACCAGTAGAATGATTTCCATGTGCTATTTTCCCTCCGTGTATTGTTTGATCTTGTCAACCTGCAAGTCGCACCACGTTTCGTGCGTACCGTCTGGTTTGTAGACTGTCACGACTGGCATCGAACGATAATTCAGCTTGCGGAACCGCTCGTAGTCGTCCGCGTCTGCTGTGATAGTTTGCACTGGCATGACTCGTGACAGCTTGAATATTGTTCGCCGACACTTTTGACAGTGCGGCTTCGTGTAAATGATTGCGTTCATGTGTTTCTCTTCTCTCGATAGCTTCTCAATGATTGCTTGCTCCACGTTGCTTACATATCCGTAACCGACTCGCTTCATCCCATTAGACATAATAGATCGCCCTCGTGTCATGATCGCTGTATTCGACCAGCTCAAACGTTTTGTGAGCAACAACGCCAATGTCATCAGTCCATTTGTCGGTTGGCTTGCGTGTCGATACTTGACGCTGAACGAATCCGCCTAGGTCTTTGCTCATCTCTGAATGTAGATGCCCCGTAAACAGCTCGCGGTTCTGTGCCGTGCCTAACATGAAGCCAAACTCATCTAGGTATTTTGCAAGGTAGTTGTTCTTGCCCTTGTCTCCGTGAGTGGCACCAATGAAGTTATGGCCTAACATTGCACCTTTGTAATGCTTCAGTGATATATCCCAAGTGATGTTTGTCTGGTTGCTGTAGGCGCGTTTCAATAGACGCGCGAACATATATCCAACTGACGGATCATGATTGCCGGCACAATACATAACCTCACACTCATTGGCATTCTTAATGATTGCTTCAATCAGTGTCTCGAAGTATTGCTCCATTTCGTTCACAGTCTCGCCTAGGTCGGTTGTTTCGAGCTGTGTGCCCTTTGCTGTGGTTGAGTTGATATTATCCACATGAGCCAGATCACCGCCCAGAATGAGCAATATCTTTGCGTAGTGGCCGCGTTGAATGATTTCTAGCTGACGCTTCAATGATTCGGCATAGATGTCGAACGTGTGACCATTGAAGTGTGTATCAAACGCAGGAATGACCAGATAGCGATCTGATTCCACAAAAATAGGAGCCTTAGCTTGATACGGCTCCTTGTGTGTGATGATGTCATTCATCAATGATTCATATTGTTCAGCCTCAACTAGCGGCCTGATTTGTATCTTGCTTTGATACAATGTCGCTTCAGGCGTCTGCTTCCAGAAGTTGCTTGTAGCACGTACAAGCTCCCACTTGGCGTAATCGTACCCGTGAGCTTCCAGTACCTCTCTAGGCGTCATTTTGTGACCCCTGACAACCTTTAGAATGGTTTCACTGGATTGTGTTCCGTCTGAATCGTATTCATTCTTTAGTGGCTTTTGAAACTCGATCCCAAGCCGTCTTGCTTTTCCCTGCAACGCATCATAGCTAATCCCGAGTTTGTCGGCTGTCTCGCGTCTGGTAAAGCCTTCAGAGGCGAGCTTCCTAATGCCGCTGATTTGTTCATCTGTCCATTGCATCTACTCGCCTCCGAAACTGTTTCAAGTCTTGTTTGGCAAGCCTACGTTCCATACGATTAACTTGTTTGCCATTTTCTTGGAACTCGTGTTTCCATTCGTCCCAATCCCAATATTTATTTATTGACTTCGATCGGTAAGGGTCATATTTTCCTTTTGTGTTCATATCCTCGCCTCCGAAATTATGTATAAAAATAGCACCTCACATGAAGTGAAGTGCCATAGTCCGGTGCCTACTCCTAGGGTTTACCAGACTTGATCCAATGCAACTGGCAGGAGTCGAACCTGCCCGTCGGAACGTCTTCCGGGTTCCCAATAGCCGAAGCTTCAGTTGCTACTCGCTCTCCCAGTGTCAGATGGGGTCATCGCAAGCTGTGTCCGGTCGCTAAACTGGACAATGTGGCATGCGGGAATCGAACCCGCCTGACTATCACGGTCAGTCCTCATTGCCACGCCTTGCCACAGCTTTATCATCACTGAGGCTCGGAGGAAAAATGTGGTGTCTCAGGTTTCTCACCTTTGGCACAATACCATAATAAGGGTTTCCGTTTTTAGTTCGCCACTCATTTATCAATCAATTAATCCTCAAATAGTCCTCATTCATCGATCATTTATTGCTCACTACTTTTTTTGGGTGTGACGCCAAAGTACCAGGCCGCTGCTAACAACGCATTTTTCTTTCTGCGTGTGTAGGTTGCTGAAGATATATCGAGAATATTCATTGCATCACCGTCTGGCGTGTCTGTTTCGGGTCCATCGCAATAGCGCACCCTTAATAAACGCTGATGTGATTGTTTCGGCATCGACGCAATGCAATTGTCGCACCAGTCGCAGAACTTACGCGCTGATGCTTGTCTCTCCAAACGCTGCTGTGCATACAGCGGACGCTGAACAGTGCTGGCAGAAGTACCGTCTCCCCATGCACTGGTGATCTTTGGATTGACTGGCGCTTTTATGAATCCGCGCTCTGCTCGGTATTTATTCAGGATATCTTCGACTGCTTCCCGATCCTTTTCATCGCTAATTGATAAAAGCTCCATCACAAGCGCCACCCCTTATGGTATAATTATTTTGCGGATAATTAATTGTCAGGCGTGCCTTCGTGGTGCGCTTTTGTTATACTGTTTGTGAAGATGGTGGCTTAAGTTCCATTATTCAAAAGCCATGTATTGCATAAAAGTCCCTGTCTTCCACCCGTCGCTAATCCGGCGTTTTTTTGTTATACTGTCTTCGGAGGCCCACTCAAAAATGATTATTACTCGGTTCAATTTACACACTGGCCTCCAGCGCGTCCTTAATCCGGCGCGCTTTTTGTTTACCTGAACTGGAAGGCAGCAAGCCATTGTTCAATCGTGGCAGTGGCCGCCTTGAAGACTGGATAAAGTGCTTTTGCAAGTACGTCCATTGTTCGCTCATGTTTCCTGCGTTCATACCTAATGCGCGCACGCATGACTGCTCGATGCCGATCATTCATTTCATTTTCCTCTTTTCCAGTTAGCCCAAATCCACATTGCAGCACCTGAGATTATCAGCATGACGGCAATCATCATTTCTGCTTATTTATCCAATGAAGGAATGCCAGCAGCATTGCCGCAAGGACACCACATATGATGATCAAATTCATGTTCAGCGCTGATGGAGACATATTCCATATGTTGTTTATCATCTGTTTCATTTCTCCGCCTCTATTCTTTTAGTAACCACTTGACCAGCTTTTCACCTGACCAAATAACGAACCATGCAACTGTCCCTGCGCCAATTACGAAGATCAAGGTAGTCAGTGATTTAACTATTCCAAGTTTGATAAAAGGCTTAACAACCAAATCCCAAAGGAAACTGGCAAATCCGTAAATGATGAGGACCGCCCAAGCGGTTAAAATAACATATGCAATCGCGTGCTTGATTTTAATTTTCATTCCTAGATCTCATCGCCTTTCTCGTCGACCTCAATCACGTCCCACTCATATGGCAATTCATCAAGCAAATTGTTGCCAAAGTTGAACTGGCCATTTTCAGCCGATAGATCGTAAAATCGTGCTGCTTTACCATACCCGGGTGTATCTTCCATCAAATATGCAGGGTAGATTTTGTCTTTAAGGTAAATGCGGCCTTCTGCCTTGAAATTTCCAGTTGCCTTAAAGTATCTAGTCTTAGGAAAGTTCATTTCTCCGCCTCTTTCATGAATACGAGCCAATGTGTCTTGCTACGTTTGTCACCAAACAATGGTCGATAGGTAATTTCATGCAACACATCTGCTAGTTTGATTTGGTCATCATTCCATTTAAAAATCAAAGTGCCATAAGGTTTCAAAACTCGCATTGCCTCACTGAATCCCCGCCGAATTTGGTTTGGCCAAAGATCATCAAGCGTGCCGTACTTTGCTGCAAGCCAGCTATTCTCGCCAGCGTGTTGCAGATGTGGTGGATCAAATACAACTAGGTGAAAAGTGTTGTCGGGAAACGGCAACGGTTCCTTAGTCCAGTCCAATTGAATATCAGGATCAATCCATATCTGACGTTCACCGTCCTTGGCATTACAATCAGGCAAGCTGTGAAACTCATCGCGTTTATCGACAAAAATTGCACGAGGGTCATCTTTATTCCACCAGAACATGCGGCTTCCGGCCGTCATATCAAGAATTGGCTTCATTTCTCCGCCTCCAATTTCACGATTTCGCCTGTTTCTTCAACGCTCCAGACACCTAGCAACCATGCACGGGCCATCAGATCCTGCTTGCGGAGATAGCCAGCCCTATCAAAGTCGTTGGCAATATCCCCATCTTTAAATGCCATCCAGTTCCTAACGTTTTCGGGGCGCATTTCCATACATAATGTATCTGCCAATGTAACATTTCTGTGCTTGCACTCTTTGATCCATTCACTAACCGCTTTCGGAATCACCGGCAGATCATCTGGCAAGGCGGCAGCATAACGCTCGTTCCAGCCTTCAATTGCTTTGTCTTTAACTCCGTAGTCACCAATAACAGTAATAATGTAGTTTTGATGTTGCTCTACTAAATCGTTGAACACGTCCCGCTTCGTCTCATTGCTCATCGTCTTTCTCCTTTTTGATCCTCACGTACCCCGCAGTTTTCAGAATGTGAGCACGATCGGCGTCAGTGATTAAGGCAGGATCTCCATTAGTCATAGAGGCCGCCCAAAAGTCTGTGTTTAATTGCTTCTTGTATATCAGCTCAACCAGTTCAGGGTTTATCCAGCTACCGTCTTCAAGCTCAACGAATGCCATCGTCAGTCACCTCTACTTTCTCGCAGTCTTGCAAGCCGTAATGTTCGATCTCTGATTTGGTGAACTGCTGATTTTTGTCGTTCAGGCAATCTGCACTTGCAATATCAAGGTCGTCGCTTCCACGCCCATCTTTGTAGTACATTTTGCCTTTGACGCGTGGCACCCACACGCCGTATTTCTTCTCCTTTGCCACGGTGTAGCCGTTGACGTAAGCATTCATCAGTAGCCCTTCATCCTCATTGCTGCCAGAAATAAAGGTAGCTGGGAACTTGCCGTTATGAATGTGTGCACGTTCAACGATTTCGGCTTGTTCCTCGGTTAGGACTACCTTTTTAGGTTCCTCAACGAACGTAACAACGTGTTCACCACAGTCATCAGCAACAGCTTCTGCTTGTTGTTTTTCATAAGTAGTGTGGGTATCTACACTGTCAAAATCGTGGAATCCATCTTCGTTTAAAAAGTCCCAGTATCTTCCTTCATCGTTCTTTACCGCGTACAGTTTTTCTTCGCTCATTTTTCGTCCTCCAGCTTGTGTAAGATGTTCATGTTGTGAATGTGTGCCAACGTATCATCAAGTTCCTCTTGCGAATGGATTAATGGAATGCTAAAGTGCGCGTCATCTCCCTTGTATTCTTCTGGAATATGATGGCCAATGTCATATGCTGTGTGACAACGACCATCCGGTGTACCATCTAACACGATGACTGCAATGTCATTTGACGGCTCCCATTCAACAATCATCAAGTTAGGAATCTTAAAGATTTCCCGTGCGTAATTGCAAAGCACGATATTGTACTTTCGGAAGTTTTCATGATCATTGTCAACTAAGCAGTTACGCGTAACCATCGCCAACTGATACAGTCCTTGATTCCAGTCATAGTGGTCATGTGGCAATGCAAATGCTGGTGTTACTTTCATTTTTCGTCCTCTGCTTTCTTGTCCCGATATGCCTTTAGTCGAGCGGCCGCTTTTGCTCTTGTTTCCTCCGACATAACTGTGTGCTTTCGGATCGATATGCTTCCGTTGATAGTTCCTTCCAAAACTGTGATGTCTCCGTTTTCGCTTGTCTCCGTGTGCGTTTCAGAGACCAAATCACGCCATTTACGATTGTGCTTTGGAATGTCTGAATAGTAGTGCCACTGATCAAGCTCCCGATCATAGCTAAGAATCGTTTCTTGCTCACTCCTTGGCGTTGTCATTTTTCGTCCTCCAGTTTGATTGGCACTAGTTTGTAGTCCACATCTTCGTACATGACACCTACAACCTTGCCAGTCTTTTTGCTGACGTAGATATCATCGAACGTGTCGTCTCCTGTTTTCATTGGTCGGCCTCCTCACAGCCACATAGCAGCCCCTATGACTCATTTCGCACTGACTGACTTCACAGCCTGATCAGAATAGTTCTTAATACTCTGTGCGTCTTTGATGGCCTGTGATAAGTCATTGTTTGCCTGTTTGGCGGCTTCTAACTGTGATGTAAGGTCATTGATGGTCTGCTGCTTAGCATTGACCTCAGCCTGTTTCTGGGCGACTGCTTGCTGGCCTTCAACGATCTTTTGCTGAATCTGGGCATCTTTGCTTGCCATGTCGTTGTCGTATTGCTGTTTTAGGGCCGCATACTGTGCCTGTGCGTCAGACAACTGATGTTGCAAATCGGACAAGCTAGATTGAGATGCGTTGATCTTAGCCGTCAGCTTGTCGATATTGTTTTTGGTCTCCACGATGTTCTGGTGACCTTGCCAAACATTGTCGGCAATGGCGGTTGCTCCGGCCCCAAACGTAAGTCCTGCTAAAACAGTTACTGTAAATGTCAATTTTTTATTCACGATTTTTTCTCCTTAATCGATCTCTGCTACTTCAACTCTCGGGTTAGCTTTGTCAATAAAGAACCGATCTCGCAGTTCTACAATGTGATCCCAGTTGTCGTTTTCTAAAAATTCAGCCTTTTGCATGCCGTCGAAGATAAACTTGTGCTGAAACGCGATGTTGTCCGGGTCTGTTCGCTTGTCATACCAGTACCAGTCGAAACTTAGAGGTTTTCCCCATTGAAATTTCACGCCCTGATTCATCGCTTTTCTCACAGCCAACATTACCGTTTCCGTTGCTTGTTTCTTGACTTTTGCTCCGCCGAACATGTTGCCTCGTTCAACCTTGATGTACTGGTTAAGAGTCATGAGGGGCAATGGAATAATGATCCTGTTCACGCCGGCTTCACGTCCTTCAGATAGTATTGACGTTGCTTGCCGTCAACCATCTCAACCGTTGTGATTAGCTCTTTAGACGCGTTGCCATCAAAAATAACCGGCTTGTTGATGTCTTGGCTTGCACCTCTGGCGTTGTATCGTTCAACCCTGATGATTCGTGCCACACCACCGAGATCACGCACGCCCATGAATACTCGATCAGGCACCACAACCAGATCACCGACGTTCACTGTTGATTTAATTGCTTGCATTTAGAATGCCTCCTGCTTAATTAATGGCGTTTCTGAGAAGTCCAGTGTTGCGAAGTGATTGGCAAGCTCAAGCAGTTTAAGCAAGCTACCTGAAACTTCGCCATCAGCATATATGCTATCTGACGCTTCATGAATCATGCGTGTATTTGCCTGAGCAATGTTCTCAACAAGCACGGCGATGTCTTGCCACTGTGCTTCAGTAACGTTTAGGCAATCACTGTCATAATCATGTATGATGTCCGCTACTGTTTGATCCAAGGCCATTCCATAGGCCCACAGTCGCTTATCCAAGCGTTGCAAATATCTATTCGTCATTTCTTCTGCTGTCACGATCTTTTCCCCCTTACGTCCGTTAACTTTTCAAAATTTAATGTGGAGTCTTTTAATTTTGGAATAATTCGACTGATGAGTTTGCTGTTGTACATGTGCTCAAGCTCGCTCATCTCGTTGTTCGTTGTGATAATTGTTGATAGACGAGGACTGTTGCTCTCAAAATCAAGACGGGCATTTGCAACGCGATACATCAGCTCCTGCATGTCACGTCTCACTGGCTTGATGTCGAGTTTCATACCGCCTTCTGTCCCGAAGTCGTCCAACAACAGCACGTCAGCCTCTTTCATTGCCCGCTCAATGCCTGCCAAACGCTTGCGAACGTCTGGTGCATCGTATTGCAAGCTCATTAGGTTACTCAGCTCTGCTGTTGAAATAAACAGTCCCGACTGGTCTTGATCGCGCAAGCTGGTTAGCATCGCTAAGGCCAAGGACGTTTTGCCCGTCCCACGCGGTCCAAACAGAACCACGTTCTTAGGCACTTCCACCATTTGCTTAGTCAGCTTGTATGCACGATTCCCCAGATTCCTAGAGCTTTGCTGATCCGTTTGTAATTCTGGCCGCCATTTGTCGAACGTAAACTTAGCCGGAACGTTTCCGGGGAAGACTGAGTAGCGATAAATGGCACGTGCCTTTTTACGGTTCAATGCGGCCATAGAGCGTTCGTAGAAGCGGTGTTCGATTTCGGCCTGAGTTGGCAGCGTATTAACGTCAATTCCACGCTTCTCAATGATTCTTTGCACGTCTGCATGTGTGAATAGGCCTTTAGTCGACTCCATATCCCCAGTTCTCCTTTTTCGGTTCGGTGTGCGGCGTTCGGTTTGACTGGCGTTCACTATCGTTTGCATCGACAGCAGCAACCGTGAGAAGACGCTTGCTTTCCCAGTTTTTCAAGATGCCGTTGACATACTTGTAGTTTCTGACATTGCTTTCAACTGCAGTCCGTAGCGCATTTAGGACTAGCTTCTCAGGTTCAGGTGATCCTGCTTTTCGCATGTCGTCAACCCAATCAACAAGGCTTTCTCTGGTGAACGGTGATAGTTGTCCAAACCCGTTGCCTTCCCAGAAATTGCAAATATCAAGAATTGATGATGACGACGATGACGGTTCTTCAGTAGGCCTCTCTGCTGCCTTTACTGGAGCAGTAGTCTGTTGTCGTTTAGTTTTATTTACTTTACTTTCCTTTACTTTACTTTGTGTATTAATGTAAGCATTAACCCCGTTTGAACTGGAGTTATTGTCTGCATTAATCCAATACAATGTTGGTTTTTGCGATTTTCGTCTTTTGGTGGCATCAGTGAACGTTTCTTGGATGCGCTGACTGGTCAAAACGTTGTCCGACAGGAACAGGTCTTCATTGAAAGTCCCATACTCAGTCAGACGTTTGACCACTAGCCCCACCAACTCACCAGTCGCACCACTGACACGATTGACAAGCTGGTTTTTAGCTAGCTCGGTCCACTCGAGGTAATAGCCTTTGCGGTAGATCGCCGCGAGCAGATAAATGAAAATCAAAACGCCCTTTGGTCCAAATTCACCGGTAATTGCCTCTGTCTTTTCGTTCGTTGCAAAATCAACATCGAATGGAAAGTAATCAAGTCCTTCTTTTACTGGTCTTGCCAAGCGATCATCTCCTATTCAATAAGATCGTAAAGACTAATGATCTGTTGGAGATGCTTGGTAGCACGACAGTATTCGCAGTGCTCACATCGATGGGGTTTTTCCTGTCCGTTTTTAACTGCTTCAATCCGTGGCTGAAGTTCCTTCACCCTTTCCAACCAATAATCGAGCAAGTCTTGCGGAATTGAGACAGCAGCCTTATCAGGTGGATCTTGCTTCGAAACTGCGATAATCACCGGCACCGCCTGCACCCCGTACTGCTGTCGGACTAGCTCTTGGTAAACGGCCATCTGGAGCGAATAGTTATAAGCTTCAATAAATGATCCGTAACGCCGTTCATCAGGCAAATAGAAGCGCTTGTTGATGTCCATGGTCGTCTTTAGATCGGCAAAGTATTTGTGATTTGTTGGAAGACAATCAAGTTTGCCTTTCCACATCACGCCACCAATCTCACCACGTACAATGACTTCCTTCTTGCCCTGATAGAACTCTTTGAACATCGGGTCCGTTCGGAGCGTTTTAATCATGGCATCAGCCATTTGGTATTCCTTCTTAAGCTGGCCTTTTGTGGCACCACGTGTTGAGATGATCTCTGGATGCTGTGCTTTGAATTTTCTGTGAGCATAACGGCTTTGAAAGTAGCTATGAAGATAGTTACCGACAAGTAAGGCCGTTGGGTCTCGCTTAGGTTTCCATTCACCTTTCATTTCAGCCAGTGCTTCAGCCTCGCAAGCCATGAACTTTTTGAACCACGTTGGTGACTCGTACTGCCAATCCATGCGATTGCTGTAGTAGTTCCTACTTGTTAGCTTGGCCTTGGAAGAGATTTGCGACTTCTTTGTCTGTGACTGGTTGATGTTCAGATCGTTCTGCTTGTTCTGGCCCTCTTGGTTCGTCCTGATCGGCATCTGCAACATGCTTTTTATCCTCCTTCGGTTTGCTATCAATCAAATCATCAAAGTTAGGTGTTACATCTCTCGGCTCCGAGTTATCGTATTCATCAGCGGTGGTGTCGTTTACGGCTCCAAGCAACAGATCATTGTCTGAGCTGGAGTTGATGAAAAACTTGGCAGCACGATTAAGCACCGTGCGTTTAGCCATTTCTTCAGGGAATTCTTGTTGTACCTTCTTGGTCTTCGCATGGCTCCAGCTTTGATCAATCTGTTTTTTTGTCATGATGGTGAAATTCTCGGTGCCGTTGTTGTCAACAATCACCGCAAAAGCACCGGCAATTGGATTATCTTGGTTTTCAATGCGTGGTTCGAAGACTTTCACAACCGTGCGTCCCCTATCAGAACCAATTTGAAAGTTGTCGCCTTCTCGAACAACTTCAGCCCAAACGTCTTTGACGTTGTCAAGCCTTTTCAAGATTGCTAAGCTTCCGAAATATGAGCGCATCAGTGTTAAGTCTTTGCCATAAGGAATGAAATAGACCTGGTTCTTCGCAGGGCTTAAACCCTGAATAACCATATTGAGCAACGCCTTTGCCTGTGATTGTGGGCTTGTTTTGTCTAAAAGCGACGGGCCCTTGCTATTATCAGATAGTGTTAGCCAAGCCGAGTTCAGGGCATTACTGGGACTATAATTGGCTGGAAGCTTCAAGCCCTCCTTCTTCTGCATTTGAGTGATACGGTTGTTCACGCTTGCTACAATTTCATTAGCCATGTTCAAATTCCTCCTAGTAGTCGGCGGCAATCGCTACACCGCTGAGTTCGTGCAAAATATACTTTCGAATTTCGGCAGGATCATCTTTGATCGTGTCGCCTTCTGGGCCAACGTTTGCGATGATTTCATCGCCTGAGTAAATCGGATCGCCCTTCCAATCAGTACGGACTTTTTTTATATCCATTTCGCTTCGCCGCCTTCCGTGATAAACTAGGAGTGAAAATAATTTTGCTTAGATTTTTGCTTCCCGTGGTTGCCGCCATGGGATTTTTTTGTGCGCATTTGTTGAGCATCCGTTGACTAAGTTCGAACATCCAAAGCCAACCGCTATCTCCGTGGCTCTTGTAAATCACGTTCTCGGCTTGATCATGAATGTCTTGCCAATATGCCTTCGTATCACGCATAGTTCTTCCTCCTAACGTGTCCATTGTTTCCAACCTCCTGCTACCGTGGCGCCAATCATGATACCGGCAAGAGTTACAAGCAGATATTTCCAAAAGGCTGATGTTGGGTCGAACAGCACTGACATGATTGCTTCTAACATTTGTTACACCTCGGTATATGTTTCCATGAATTTGTCTACGGCACCTTCATACCAGCGCATTTGGCGCTTATCACTTTTCTTGGTTCTATCATTGCCTGCGTAATATCGGGGCATTTTTGGATTAAAAGCAATTCGTTTGAAGGCATCCGTTTTTGTATCTAAATGAAGTTTCTTACCAAGTTCCTCTTGCGTGAGTCCTTTCTTAGGCCTCAGCTTTTCGATTTCAGTAGCAACTATGCTTTTGATGATTGGGACGACTGCCTTCACAGTTTCCTGAATAAGTAGATGTAAAAGTTCTTGGCTTTCATCTAACTTGACCGCTACATCCATGCTTTCACCTTCTCTACTGGTCTGATTTGGGACTTTAGTGATCCGATTAGACTTTCCAGACTTTCAACTAGTGATTCACCTGAATCGATGTATGATCTGATCTTGCTCACATCAGTTGGTGTGAAGTGATCACGTCCTTTAGACATCGCTGACTCTGCTCGTTCTCTAGCCTCTTCAAATTTCTTTTGGGCCATTTTTTCGTGGAGATAAACAACGTATGGATCGTCAGTATCAAGATCATCAGCGAATACTCTTAATCCAGTCTGATATTCGATCGCTGCGTTCAAAAATCGATCATTGCCAATTGCAAGCGCCATGGGAATCAGCTTATCGTCTGGTATGCCTCTTGCTTCCCAATTGCTGACAGCGGCTTGCGTAACGTGCATTTTCGCAGCCAAGTTCTTACGAGTTAGGCCCTCTTCTTGAAGGCCTCTTGAAAATTCCTGAAAGATGTTAATTGCCATAACCACACCTCCTTTAAATGTGTACCGCCGATGTAGTAGCTTCACGGCGATGTATGCGATGATTAAGCTGTAGCAAGGTAATCAATCATTTCGTTCCTTGCGCGTTCCCTTTCAGCACTGATTGCCATTTCGAGCATGTCATTGTCCATGGTTTCCCAAAAAGCCTTGGGCTTATCGTCACGGTAGCTCATCAGCGCTTCGATCATTTGCTCTCGATCCATGTTGCTCACCTCCTTAACTTGAAAACTGAATATTGTGTGATTGCCTCCCGCCGAGTGCGATAATTGCATCGAAAGGAGGTGATTAAAATGCACTTTGTAATCTACAGATCTGAAAACAACCAGTACTTCTTTGCCATCAAGTCAGCCAACCACGAAACGGTTGCCACGAGTGAAACTTATGTGTACAAGGAGTCTGCGCAGCGAACCATTGACGCAATAAAGAATGGTATTGATCAATCGTCATTTGTTATTGACATGACCGAGTAGTTCATCAAGCTTATTGGATAGCGCAATCAGCTGGGCCGCTTCTTCCAAAAGTTTTTGGGCTGTTTGCGCTATTTGTTTGCGCTCATTCTCGTTCATTTGACTGCCTCCTCTCGCTGGGCGTGAATGTGAATATCTCCTAATGTGATAGTATCGCTAAAAAAAAGCTCACCAACAGATTTACCGTAATGTTCCGCAACTTTACGCTTAGTTTTGTCGGAGCCATTCCGATCACCAGTCTCCATCATTGCAAGCATAGATTGTGCGATACCAATAGCATTTGCAGCCTGTGCCTGTGACTCTCTCTTAGCTTTTCGTGCCTCTAAAAGCTTGTTCATTGTTTTGCCTCCTTATCACTTGATGTGATAACTATATCATCGCTCCACGTGATAGTCAACAATAAAAATCACTTTTTGAAATACTTTCTAAAAATCACTTCGAGTGATTGTATAATCGCATTAGGAGGACTGCTCATGAATATTGGCGAAAGAATTGCAATGCTACGAAAAGAGCGAGGCTGGAACCAACAACAACTCGCAGACAAAATTAATGTGAGTCAGTCCACTCTTGCTATGTGGGAAACTGACAAACGGCGTCCAAATACAGATGCCTTGAACGATTTAGCGGATATATTTAACGTTTCTTTAGATTTTCTTATGTGTCGCACGAACAAACGTCGATATTTTGAACTAACCGATAAAGACACCAAAGATATCGCTAAACAGGCTCAGCAGATCATTGACGGAATGAACGCAGATGCTAGCGTCAATTTTTACGGTGAACCAATGACAAACGAACAAAAGCAATCTATGAAGGACATCATAGAAATGGGGCTTCGTATTAATAGAGAAAAAGCAAAAAAGAAATTCACGCCTAAGAAGTTTCGAGATACAGGCGGTGATTAAATGTCTTATGCCAGTTACATTGCTGATCAAACTTTTAAACGTACGGTTGATGTCGCAATAGATTCAACCGACCCTTTTTCCGTATGCAAAACATATGACTATGGGGTCAAACAGGTTACTATGCCCAATTCAACCATGGGGCTATCAGTCAGGACTAATCGCTGTGCAACGATATTCTTGAGTGACAATCTTACTGATTCTCAGGAACTGCTTGTTCTTCTCCACGAAGTTGGCCATTGCCGTATGCATAAAGACGATAGCACGCCATTTATGCGTTCTATGATGGCTGGCGGCTGGATACCGAGAATTGAACGAGAAGCAAATGAATTTGCTGTTAGATATATGGTTGATATTCTGAAGGCTCAAGACGTTGAAATTACAACGACTTATGGGATACTTCAATATTTTGATCTTCCAGAATCATTCAACCGTTTTGTACTTGTTTAGCCGAGGCGCTCACTAATAAGCGCAAAGCATAATGGAGGGAAAGCAATGGGGTTTTTTGACAAGCTTAAAGAAGCCGGAAACAAATTGAACGAAGCATCTTCACTCACACCAGAAGAAAAGGAGGAACGCAAACAAGCCAAAATAGCCCTAAAAACAGAAGTCATTTTGGAGGAACCCATCAAGTTTGTGAGCGGCCACGAACTTGTTGGCGCTTCTGGATTCGGCAGCAGAATTTACCAATTAAAAGATAATACCGTTATTTTCGGGCTTAACAATCCGGACCACTTTTGGATAACAGGCATAGAATTTGCAGGACCAAGGTATCATGAGATTCAAACTACCAAAAGCAAATCAGATACCAAGGGCAAATCCAAAACCAAAAAGCATCGACATGGATTGGGTGGAGCTGTAATAGGGACAATTCTTGCCCCAGGTGTCGGCACTGTTGCTGGGGCTATCGTTGGCAGCCATTCTGGAAAAGACAAAACAAAGGGAAGCAGCTCCACTATTGGCGAGGCGTCAACAATCACTTCTCAGATTGAGGACGACTCGTCTACTATTGTCAAGCTTACAAATGCTGCCACTGGAGAAAACGTTCAAATTATTCTTTTAACAAAAACTAGAGATTACCAGAGGCTAATGTCTTTTCATGTAAATATGGAAGTTATCAACAAGGACGATAGCGATGACCATAGTGAATCGTCATCTCGTACGTCTGCGAATTCAAAAACCGATACATCGTCCTCGAGCCCTGTTGAGGAAATTCGAAAATATAAGCAGTTATTGGATGATGGTATTATCAATGCTGAGGAATTTTCCACAAAAAAGAAGCAGCTATTAGGGTTATAACCTGTAAAATCACTTTCTGTGACTCAAAATCAGTCCAAATACTGACGACTATAAAAGCTGCATATTTTGGAGGTTTTGTTTATGGGAAAGAAATCAATAGCTTTTATAATGACTCTTTTAATGGCGATTTTATTAATTGCCTGTGGAAATAATGCAACTAAAAAAGCTGACTACACTGCAAACACAGCCGAAGCAGCTCTTAACTCGGGAAAGAATATCGATGGCAAGACGATTGAATTCAAGGCGGAAAAGGTTATTCCAAATGGAGAACTCGGCCATACGATTTGGGCTGGGAAACATCTTAACTTTATCAGTAGTGAGAACCCCAAAATTTCCGTTGAGAAGGGTGAAGTCTTAATTGCTAAAGTTAAAAAGGCTAAAAGTGCGTTAGGCTCTTGGCTTATCACGTATTCAGGCCTGACAAAAAAATGACTTTTGAAAACCTCTAGTTTGATTGTAAGTAATGGATGAGTCAGGCCCAATGTTAGCAATTACAAGCGGTAACTATTTTGGAGGAAAAAATGGGAATACTGGATATATTCAAGTCCAATGAATTCAAGCAAAGAATCGAATCGTTAGAATTAGAAAACACAAAACTAAAACAAGAATCAACTGTCAAATTAACGTTGCAACAAATGACGCCTATAGAACTAAAAAAAGAAATTGATCTAAAAACGGAAACTAATTCTGAACTTGATCAAATGATTAGTAAGAATCAGTCTACCCTCTCCACTTTAACTGACAAAATAGCTAACCTAAATGAAACTAAAAAAATTTTAGAGGGTCAGTTGGTAAGCACAAAGGGCGAGTTAGAAATAGAATCATTTGGGTTATACAAGCCTCGCTACACTTTTGCTAATTCACTTGGATATAAGGCTAGATTAGACGAAGTCAGGCAAAATCAAAAAAACATGATAAAAGGGCAAACTGCTTTTGAAATATTCATGCCAATATCTTTTAACGGTTCTGCTTCTAAGGGGCGTTCCATTCAAAAGAAAAACGGTAAGCAACTTTTACGTTCCTTTAACGGTGAAACCGAAGCAGCTATTAACAAGATTACTTATAGCAACTTCGATCGTATAAACAATCGACTCGAAAAATCATTTCAACAGTTAAACAAGCTTAATGAGGACAATGGGATTCGTCTTTCCCCCGCTTACTTAGACAGTAAGGTCGATGAATTACATTTAGCCTATGAGTATGAACAAAAGAAACAAGAGGAACGAGAAGAGCTACGAGAGCAAAGAGAACGGGAACGCGAGGAAAAGCAGGCTCAAAAGCAAATGCACGATGCTCAAAAAAAACTCGATAAAGAATTGGATCATTACAAAAAAGCCTATCAAGAATTACAAACTAGGCTAGAAAACCTTCAGGGTGAAGATCAGAAAGAAATTCAATCTAGCCTTGAAGAACTGCAAAAAAATATAGATAAGGCTGAATCTGAGAAAAAAGATTTGGACTACAGGCAAGAAAATGCAACTGCAGGTTACGTATATATAATCTCCAATATCGGGTCCTTTGGTAAAGATGTTGTTAAAATTGGAGTTACACGCCGCCTCGACCCTCTGGAGCGGGTTGCAGAGTTAGGATCAGCATCTGTACCATTCAAGTTTGACGTTCATGCTTTGATCTTCTCATATGATGCTTATGCTCTCGAAGCTGAACTTCATCAGCGATTTGCTAATCAAAGAGTCAATAAAGTCAATAATCGCAAGGAATATTTCCGTGTTCCTATTAAGCAGATCGAAAGCGCTCTAGAAGAATATAAAGACCTAACCGTGGACTTTACTGAAAGTCCTGATGCACCTGAATATCGTCAATCTTTAGCAATTAATTCAAAGAATTTTGTCAATTCCGAATCATAAAATTTGGGCACAAAAATAGCCCCGGTGGCGAGGGCTGAAGGAGGTGAACCATGAAAGCTGATAGTCAACGTGAGAGCTATACAAATGATGCAAGTAGTCTAATGCTCCCTGCGTCGTTATATCAGAAAGGTATAGAGAATATGGCTGAAGGGATTAGCTCAAGCATTAAAGGCGCACTTGATATGGATCAAGCTGCTTTGAGCGGATACACAATACTGAAGTCTATGTCTGACTCTCTTACACCCACAATTGAAGGAATTACGCATCTATACCCTAACATTGATCTGATGAAGAGAACCGCTGATATTATGCCGACATCAGCAATAGTATCGCAGTCCTTTGCTAATCTCTTAAAAACATTAGGAGAAAACGCTGATGTTGCTTCTAGGCTTCAGCTAAAAGCTCTCGAAAGCTTTGATTGGGCAAAGATTAGCAAGACACTTGTTCGATACGATTTCCGAATAAGTGTTGCCTTCCAAAAAGGTTTAACGAATGCTGTTGGAGTGGAAAACACTGGTAATAGTATTGATGAAGTGATGTCTCGTGGGCGGGAACAAAATGCAGATAAGGGTAACCACGCTAATAACTCTAGCCGATTTCAACGTAGTAATTATCAATTGGCTAACCCCGAACCACTCGCACAGCCAACTAATCATCAGCAAGTAGCCCCCACATATGAAGAAAGCAAATGCATAGGTAACGAGAATTTTGTAGAAGTTTTTAGCCATTTTCCGGGCCATCCTCTCGTCAAAGATTTAGAAGTTGCAAGTTCTATTGCTAGTGTAATGATGTTGTTTAAATTTGATTCCAGATTTGTCCAAGATAGTTTTCTTGTAATCATGACTACACTGATTATTGCCTACTATCTTGACTCAAACAAAAATACTCACAGTTAGGCCAAGGAGATGACATAATGAGACTCGATCCTGATTGCATCCGTGATGTTTTGCTTACTGTTGAAAAGCACAGTACCTATTCTCGAATTGTCGAACCAGCCAACTTTGCTGATGATGGCCTCGTTGAAAAATACGGCGAGGATAAGCTCATGTACCATATTCGAGAAGCTGAAATGGCTCGATTATTAGTTGGCCTTGAGTTTTACATGGGCAGTGATTTTACCATAAAGGACTTGTCACCAGCTGGCCATGAATTTTTAGCTGATATTCGGTCAAGCAAAAATTGGTCAAAGACAAAACAAATTGCCAAGAGTGCTGGATCATTCTCTCTAAAGGTTCTTGCTGAAATTGCCAAGGGTGTTATCACTGCCGAGATCCGGGATAAACTACATCCAGGCTCGTAGCTTTAAAACTCAGTTGAACTTGCGTTGTGTCGTTCAGTGCAGGATGAAGCTGTATATCATTGACCAGGTTAATTTCGGTTCCATTTACAAAAACATGTCCATCTTTTATCTCAACATGATTTTCCATTTTGATCACCGCTCTTTCTCGTGGCTGATGAGCTTTATTCACCTAATTATAGCAAAGATGAGTTATATTCACCATCAACGGTTAAAAACATAGCTACTCGTATCAAATTAATAGTTAAGACAGGAGTCTTACTTATGGCAAATTCTACGATCAGGCAGGCCGATATACTGTTACGAGAGTGTACCGTTATGCAGGTAGCTACGCTTGATATCGATACCGGTTTTCCTAATATAGTTTCGCTGACACCACTTAAATCACACCGATCACTTAAAGAAATCCTTTTTTACACTGATCGCGACACTACTACCATTCACAACGTCCTAGAGAAGCCTGTGGTGGCTGTTTACTGTTTCAATGAGCTACACCACTCATCGTTGCTATTGCGTGCAAAGGCCGTTGTATTGACCGCTGAGGAGGCCTTGCCAAGATTTACGGAAAACCTCAATTCTTTTCAAAAATCGTTACAGTATGGTCGACCCGTCATCATCCGTTGCAACCCACTAACCGTCAAGATTAGATACAACAATGACATCGAGTTCAGCAAGCTAAACGAAATCTAAGCTCAGTTCTTGGAGATGCACTTATGAATGGTCCAGTTACATTAAGTGAGGCACACTTCATTGGCCTCATCATTGTTCTCATAGGCGTCTACTTCGCCCTGTTTGGCCACAGGCAGCATTGGATTCGTTGGCTCATTGACCCTGATAAGCCCGGCAGCAACCTCTGGTAGGCAGCCGTTTTTATCATTATCGGCGTGCTCATGATGATGGTTAGAAAGATGCAATAATTCGACCCCAAAACGGGGTTTAGTTTTCAGACAAACAAATAGCCTTCCGCGGAAGGCTGGGAGGTCAAATAGTATGGAAGATAAAGAATTTGAAAATTATTACGGTCCCTTTATCACGGAGTTCTCAATCCTTCAAAACGGCAAGGTTGTCCACGAGTTGAGTCAAGGGAACAAGACTGACAATCTCATCTTCACAGTTCGTCTCGGCTTACTCAATCCTCATCTGGGTGAGCAATTTGAAAAAATACACATCGATTTAAATCCTGGCAATCTGAGAGCTAACCCCCTGATGCCTACAATACCTCTCCCTGAAGGCAGAGAAGCAAGTCTTCCCAAGAATGACATTGAAACCTTTATTTATGAGGCGAACTATAGCCTTTCTCAAAAAGAATATCCGATTGAATCGGCAAGCTTCTTTATGGTCTACGTTTATCTCCTGCAGGAATCATTAAAAGATAGCAGCTTCATTCCCACCCGGATATTCAGAACCATGATTCTTCGCCACATTCAGGGTGAGACACATGCTTGAAAACCCCACGCACAAAATAATCATGAACCATTCTAATAATAGCTATTCAAGTTACTTTGCTGAACCTGGTTCAAAAGTTATTCAACTGATTCCCGCCCCTCCTATAACCAACCATTATTCGACGAAGCATGATACACTTGAAGAAAAAAAGGGCGGAGATGACAATATGAGCGGTCAATATGCAACAAAAGAAGAACTCAAAACACTCGACACAAAGCTTTCGGGACAATTTGAAACATTGATGGCAAAAGTTGACGGACAATTCGACACTATGAGCACCAAAATAGACGGTAAATTCGATACAATGAGTGCCACAATGGAGAGCGGCTTCAAATCTACAAAAGCAGAAACTGAAACCCGCTTCGCAAAATTTGAGGCTTCACAAACAAAATGGTTTATTGCTACTATAGTTGGCGTGGTTAGCCTCGTTGTTGGAATTCTAAAGTTTTTCTGACATTTAAATAATTTACAGATTATTTAGCCCTTAAAAGGGCTTTTATTTTAAAGGTAAAGCGAACATACGTTTGAATTTTAACCAAAAAACTACACATAGAAAGGATATGAAAGCTGTGCGTAAATGGAAAGAAGTTCCTCACCATCCTAATGTTTATAGGTATGAAACACGACGCGGTACTCGATATGGTATTCGGCGTGGATTTAAAAATAGTGTAGGAAAGCGTGATGAATACACAAGGTCTGGATTTACAAATTGGCACGATGCAGAGGGCGAATTAAAACGATTTGAAGCATCTTTAGTAACAGGTGGCATTAATCCTCTAACTCACCGCGGTGTTACCTTGAATGCTTATTTTTCCGCCTTGGTGAAGAATCGCGAGGAGCTTGTCGTTTGGCGGCCAGCTACAGTTATTCAAAAAAAGACATATTATAGAAAGCACCTGCAAGAAAGATTCGGTAATCGCCCAATGAGTAAAATATCCAGATCAGAATATCAGCAGTTTATTGATGAGAAGATCAAATCGGGTTTGGCTCAAACCACAATGCGTACGCTTAACTCAGTCATGCAGATCATCATGAACGATGCTGAGCACAACGATATTATCCGTAAGAACATGCTCAGAGGCATCCTCATTAATGGTGCCAAACCGCCTAAAGATGTTTCCATTACCGATGAAGACTATGCCAAGTTCATGGAAGCGGCCCAGAAGCTCTTGAATAAGTATCAACTTACAATGCTGTATCTTTTGACTCTTGGTGAGCGGCGTGAAGAACTCGCCGGCCTCCAATTTCGTTCATTTAAACGAGGAACAACCGAGGGCCAGCCATACTATGAAATCACTTATTACGTTGGCAGAACGCCACAGCAGCCATTAGGCGGTCCCTTAAAAACTCCTAGCAGCTATCGCACAAACTATGTGACAGGCCCAATTATTGACTACATTGACTATTCCCTTCAGTATGCAAAGAACATCCTGACACGTACTCATCGTGAGATTGGGCCCGAGACATTCATATATTTGAATGAGAAAACTGGGATGCCGGTTCATCCGAGCAACATCAACCGAAATCTGTTTCAGCGTGTTAAAGATGCAACTGGAATTGAGCTTCGTCCGCATATGTTGCGTCACTATTTTGCAACCCAAGCGCTTCAGGACGGTTTGCCTCAAATGTCCGTCATGCACTGGTTAGGTCACAAAAACATCGACATGACAAACGACTATACCAGACCAACACGAGAAGGCAGCCTGAAAGTCATTAACGGAATGGGCCCAATCTTGTTTAAAAACGGTACCGCCGGCCCTGACGGTACAAAATGA